TCTACGACGATGTGATTGACGCAATCGACGCCCTCGTGGAAGCCTACCAAGGCGCGTTTGAGCTGATCGGTAACATACCCGCCCCGAAGGTGTCCGAGCGCGACGTGCTGAAGCTCCTAGAGGCTGACGCGGACTGGATCGAAGAGCACCACGAAGAGATCTGCAAGGGCAACCGCGCAGTGGCAAACCTCGTCGACGGCGTCACGGAGGTGTACCTCTCCACCATCTACAAGCTGCGGAACCTAAAATAATGGACCTCGACCTCGTCAGCATCGTCACTGTGCTCGCCTTCGTCGGCGGTCTCATCACCGTGTGGGTGAACCTCAACAGCCGTCTGACGCTGCTTGAGGCGCGTCTCGACTTCGGCGGCGAAAAGTTCAACGCCATCGACAAGAAGTTCGATGAGGTGATGATGCACCTCCGCCGGATCGAGGACAAATTAGACAACAAGGTGGATCGGCCATGAAGCGTTTTCTGTTGGGTTTTGTGGCCGCCACGACGGCGACCTCTATGGTACTCGCGCAGGCGACACCCACGTCGTATGTCTATGACACGACGACCAACAGCACGTCCAACAACACCAACAACAACACGTCGACCAGCACGTCCACCAACACGAACGTGAACACCAACACGAACGTGAACCAGAACATCAACTCTGGGACCGTCACGTCGATAAACAACAACACGTCGACCAGCACGTCCGACAACACCAACCGGAACATCGACACGAGCAACAGCACGATCAATCAGAGCGTGAACAGCACGTCCGACAGCACGAACCGGAACATCAACACCGACACAAGCACGATCAACCAGACGAGCAGCAACGTCAACCAGAACAACAACGTCAACGTGAATGACAGCAAGAGCTACAGCGAAAGCGTCAACCGTCAGATTATCGACCAGAACATTAAGTCGCCGCCGCCCAGCGCCATCGCGCCGAGCATGATGTCCTACAGCCAAGACCTCTGCACCACCGGCCAGTCAGGCGCGGTGCAGACGCAGATCATCGGCCTGTCGGCGGGCCGCACTGTCCGCGACCAGAACTGCGAGCGGATGAAACTGTCGAAGACCCTGTACGACATGGGCATGCGCGTCGCCGCCGTCAGCCTCCTGTGCCAAGACACCCGCGTCTTCAAGGCTATGGAAATGGCCGGTACGCCCTGCCCGTTCATGGGTTTAATCGGCGAGGAAGCCCGCGCCGCGTGGACCGAGAACACTGAGCTGCGCCCTGTTAAGGATTAAGCCATACGTCTTGCGGGCGGCCCTCCTGCTGACTTGCGCGACACCTGTGTGCGCGCAGACCTACGAGGCCGCCCTAATAACTCCGCAAATCAACGGCGCTCCAACGACAATGACGCCGCTCAACTTGGGCGACGACAACACACAGAACGTGGCTCTAGGTTTTGAGTTTGAATACTGGGGCCAGACGTTCACCGACGCGTGGGTGTCGTCCAATGGCTTTGTATCATTTCAAAGCGGCGCAAATCTGTGCTGCAACGGCCAACCCATCGAAATGGCGCAGCGCAACACCATCTACGCCTATTGGTCGGATCTTATCAGCTTTACCGGCAACCCATATTATCGCCGCGACGACGGCTCGATCCTCTTCGGCTGGTACGGCGTGAACGAGTACGGCACGAACAACAGCAGCACCTTTGAGATCGGCCTCTTTGCCGACGGCAAGATCCAACTGAATTACGGCAATTTGGGCTTTACTGGGGGCCACACCTTCACCGCTGGTATCACAGGCCCCCGCGCAGACGATAACATCCCGCTTTTCTACGGGCAGAACGCACAGTACCTTCAGAACCAGTCCGGCATATTGTCGTGGGCCTCGCCTGTCGTGGCTGTTGATTGCAGCGTGACGCCTATGGACCCAAGTTGCCCACCGGCCAGCATCGACGTCCTCCCAGACCCCGCAGAAGCCATCGCCGAAGCCGTTGAGCAGAGCGTGGCCCTCGCGCCGGAGGAGATGGAGCAGGTGCGCGAGACGGCTGTTGTGGCGCTTGAGCGGGCGACAGAAGTCGCCGCTGAAGCAGCAACGCCCGCAGAAGAAGTTGAGGCCGCCACCGAGACCGCTGCGCGTGGGGCCGACACGGTCGAGCGACTGGAGCCGGATCAGGTCGCGGCGCTGGCCGCAGTCGGCTCCGACGTCGGCGCGCAGCAGCAAGACGGTGGCACGCAGGACGCACAGGACGGCTCGTCGTCGGGCACGTTTACCACGCAAGTTCGCTTCGATACCACGTTTGGCGGCGTCTTCGGGCAAGGCCCGACCGTGTCGGTGGCGCAGAGCGGATCGCCGCTGGACATGGCCATCTCGGCAGGCAGCCCGATGTCTATGGCCAACTCGGTCGAGGTTCTGGCCCTTGGGTCGCCCGCGCCATCTGGTGGAAACGCTCCGCAGGTCGACAGCAACGTGTCGGAGAGCGAGAGCGAAACCATATCGGCGATGGGAGCCGTGCCGGGCTTCGCTGCGTACACGCAGGCGTCTTTGCAAGATAGGGCTGACTTTTACGCAATTCGTGATATATACCGCAGACGTGTGCTGCGGGACGCAAACTTTGAAATGTATCGCATGATGCAAACGAATGACGCCCGTTGGCAGGAGATGGTAGATGAGCAGTACAGATGAGGAACCCAAGGTCTCTTTCGACGAGAGCGGCTTCAGTTTCAACATTGGTGGTCTGAGCAGCGGCAAGATTGCCATTATCTTTGCTGCATTCTCAACAATCCTTGGCGGCCTGTGGGCTGGCTTCCAAGTGTATCAGCAGTTCTTGACCATGCAGGAAGTTACGGCGGCGTACGTGCCGCCAGACCTGTCCGGCATCGAGGCCCGCATTTCGGTATTGGACGAGCGCGTCACGAGTGTCGAGCGTCTGACCAAGGGTAACAGCGAGGCGCTTAACTATTTGACAAGCAGCATATCAAGCAGCGTAGGCGCAACACGGCAGACCGTTGATGCCGTGTCGAGCAGCGTTCGGAACAGCGACGCGCAGAACATGGCGATGCAGCGCGCTATCATAGACCAACTGCGCGAGCAGGATAAGGACCAACAGCGTCGGATCAAGGAACTTGAGGTCGAGACCGCCGCACGTATTCAGAAGACGCTGGCGAACCCGCTGGCCGGAAAGGACTAAAGATGAGCTTCTTGAGTAGTTTTGAAAGTAAGCAAGAGGGTGTCAACGACACCGTTGAGTTTGTTATTCGCGTGGCCATCGTCACGCTATCGGCAGTTATCCTTGTGGTTGTTTTGGCGCTTGTCGTCGGTCTGTTTGTGCCCAACGACCTTGTGGATAGCGCGGCCATCATCGAGATGGTCAACCCTGCCTTCCAGACAATCATCGGCGCGTTCGTCGGCCTGCTTGGCGGCCTGAGCCTTAACGCCAATGCGCGTGACAAGGAGCCTGAGCCAGAGCCTGCGGCCCCTGTAGCGCCTGAACCAGACCCGCTGCCGCTTACGCCTGACATGGAAGTCGACCATACAGACCGCACACTTCCCGCTGGAGTTGTGTTCGCTGATGAAGTTGAAGAAGACGATGACATGGAGCCGTGGGAGAAGTACCGCAACGACTTGCGCTACGACGCCAACGGCGACGGCGTGGTTGACGAAAACGACTTTCCAGATTGGCGGAGTGCTGGCAAATGAGCTTAACGAACCTTCAAAGTAAATGCGGGTGCCATGCAGACGGCGCGTTTGGTCCGGGAACGCTGAAGGCCGCGTGCGCGCACTTCAAGCTGAACAAGAACCGCGCCGCCCACTTTTTCGCCCAGACGGCGCACGAAAGCGGCAACTTCAAGGCGTTCAGCGAGAACCTGAACTACGGCGCTAAGGGTCTGCGCGGCATCTTCGGCAAGTACTTCCCGACGGACGCGCTGGCACGCGCTTACGAGCGCCAGCCGCAGAAGATCGCCAACCGCGTCTACGCCAACCGCATGGGCAACGGTGATGAAGCGTCTGGCGACGGTTGGAAGTACCGGGGCCGGGGCCCTCTCCAGCTCACCGGGAAAAACAACTACCGCGCATTCGGCAAGTACATCGGCCGCGAACAGGAGATTTTGGACAATCCAGATCTCGTGGCTACCGAACTCGGCTTTGAAAGCGCCCTGTGGTTCTTCGACGCAAACAAGCTCTGGTCCATCTGCGATCAGGGCGTTAACGACGCCTCGATCCTCGCGCTGACGAAGCGGATTAACGGGGGCACACACGGCCTCGACGACCGCAAAGCAAAGACGAAGAAGTACGCGGCATGGCTTTAATCCCTAACCCAATGTTGCTGTACGCAGTGGGCGGGGCGCTTATTATCGGTGCAGCCTCTGGGTACAAAGTCCGTGACTGGCAGTGCGACGCCGCATACGCAAAGGCGCTGGAGAAGGCCGAGAAGCTGCGCGTCAAAAAACAAGAGGTAGTAGACAATGTTTCGCAAACCTACGAAATTGAACGAGATCAAGCCAATGTGGTGGCGACAGAGCGCACCAATACCATACGTGAAATATACAAAACGGCTCCTGCCGTTCCTGTTGATTGCGCTGGTTCTGATGCTCTGCGCGGGGTGCTCGAAGGCAGTATCCGTGACGCCAATGCCGCTGCCACCGGCAAACCTAGCGGCGAAGTGTCCGACGCTTCAAGACCCGCCAGCCGTACTGATTGATCCTGAGCGCGCGCTTTGGGAAGCCGACATCATTGCAAAGTATACGGACTGTAGTGTAAAACACCGCTTGACGGTCAAAGCATGGACAGACGCAGTAGCTGTAAAGCAATAAAACGGGTTTTCTGGTGCGCAGAATATAAAAAACTGATATAGGGGCGAGTTATGGCCACCACGATGACATTCACGACGTTGAAACAAGACGTGCAACGCTACCTTGAGCGTGGCAACACGCTTGCGTCTGACCCCATTGTCTTTGAGCAAATCCCGCGCCTGATCAACCTCGCCGAGCGTCGCATCGCCCGCGAGCTTAAGATCGAGGGCTTCATCAACGTGGTGACCGGCACGCTC